CCGTAAATTTATATCACGATCTTTTCTCGATAGACTATCTGCTGAAGGCATCGTGAATAGGTTAATAATCTCCACCAATGGTGTTTGATTAATAGCCCATCCATTGATTCTTTCAAACAGAGAGTCTATATGGTTTATCATTCCTGACAATATTGCAGAGTTGAAGATGTATCGAAGATCATCTCTCTTCTCAAATTCTTTAATGTCAGCGGTGTATTTTGCTGTAAGGGCATTGACTTTTAAAGTTAAACCATCTCCAATAATACCCTTGAATAAATCAAGGATTAGATTATCAGATGGCAAGTCGTAACCATTTATGTTCCGAAAATTTCTAAGAATATAGGTACGTAGTTCATAAGGTAATAGTTTGTTAGAACTATATCTTAAACCAATATATAAGTGTTGTAAAACTCTTATAATACTGGCGTAACTATGTACTTTATTCTTATTAATTCTCAAACCACAAAAGGCCTTAGCAAAGATTTGTAGAGAACTCAAGTTTCTCTTTGAAGGAATTCTTTCCAAATAATCATATATGATGGCAAACAGCCGTCTTATATGTTTTAAATTTGAGAAGATTCCCTTTAAAGGGATTCCAGAAACCTCAACTCCTCTGTGTATTCATCTCTTAGCAAATTCATATGTATCTTTGGATACATGTGTCTTTGGTTTAGAGATATCAACACCAAGCTTTTGCATGATCCCTATATACTTCATGGCGACGTTATTGTCTTTGATGACAATATCATCACCTAGAATTATATATTGATCAAAATCTTTAATTTTACAATTAAAGGCGCATCAGCTTATTACCAAGTGGTGTGTTAATGTGAATGCTGCTCAAGAAGAATATGCTCCCATTGGCTGGCCAACTGAGTATTTCAGTTTTGCCCCCTCTGGAGTAACATAGTCCCTATTAAGTAGTAGACTCATTCATACATCACCATACGCTGTGTCTTGAAAAATTTCAGACAACAGTCTTGCTTGTAATTTGATGGGGAAACGGTCCGTAGCGGCTGATAAATCTAGTGAGAAGTAATTATCTCTACTATCTTTTCAAGAGTTAAAAGGATCTTGAGTGAAAGTTCTATCTTGTGGTATATTTCTTAACTTGTTAAGAAGTATATCATGGACAGACCGTAGTGCTAATTGTGAATGGTAATCTACCATTGCAATTACCCTACGCTTTCCTTCAGGATCTTTTATAATTGATAATTTTCCTAAGGGCTTTATACCCTTCGAAAATCCCAGCATTGTATTCCCAGTATAGGTACGCATGAACAATTGTTCAAACGCATCTGCACCGAAAATATAACGCAGGTTATCAATTAGTACTCTTGTATAAGATAACGGAGATCATTGACTTGATCATGTTGATTTACCCGCTGGTCCACCTTTAGAACTAAGGTAGTTACTCTTAGAACTATAAGTGGGCTTTTCACTATGAAGATTATATTTTAAACAGAAATCCTGTATGAAAGATGTTGGTATTGGGCCCATATTGGTCCCCTTAAAGGGATCAGTTATGGTTTTATAAGATGGTAAAATCTTTTTATCCTCTTCTCTTGTTGCGCGAATTCCTCGCGTAGCAAGTAAGAGAGTAAATAAGATTCTATATCTTGTAAAATACTCAATATCAGTTCTTTCATGTAAGAATTCCTTTAAAAATATAAACTTTGTAGGGAAACCGGAACGGTCTACAGATACACCTACATCATTGGTATACAATGGTTTTCCACATATATATCGAGTAATATGCAAACGTGTT